CCTGTACCATTTGGTGCTAACTCTAAATCTGCATTAGAGGTAGTAACAATATCATTACCATTTAAATCTAAATTACCCCCTAATTGTGGAGATGAATCTTCTACTACGTTAGATATAGCGACACCACCAACAGCTAATCCAGATACTATTGTGCTTCTTGTTACTTTCTTTAGGCCCCCGCCAGAAGTGTCTACTGCTAAGAATACATCATCATTTGCTACTGTAGCTATTTCTGATAGAGAACCCACAGTTACAGAATTAAAGTTTGTACCATCAGCTATAAGTAAATTACCTGCTGTGTTAGTACCCATAGTAATATCATCACCAGATACTGTTAAGTCTCCTGCTATAGTTAAATTTCTAAGCCCTGTTAAATCTTTATTAGAATCTACAATAACTGCTTTTGAAGCAGATACTGTTCCTGCTGTAATCCCATCTACTAAGTTTAATTCTGCTGTAGTAGAGGTTACACCATCTAAGATATTTATTTCAGCCGCAGTTGCAGTAATTGCTGTGCCATCTAAACTTATTGCATCAGTGTGAACTGTTCCATCAAAATACGCATCTTTAAATTCTAGTGAGCTAGTTCCTAAATCTATATCATTATCTACAGATGGTACTATTGAGCCATTGTTAAATGTAAACTGAGCATCTCCACCTGCTGTTATTGTAATAACATCAGAACCACTAAATGTAATTGATGTGTTAGTATCTCCGTCTCCTGCAATACTATCTAATTGTAATGCTCCTACATTTGATAATGCCGCATCTCCAAAGTCTAATGCTCCTGCTACTGTTAGTGTACCAGATATATCTACATTACCATTTATATCAATTGTTGTTGCCGCTATTTGAACTTCTGTATCAGCAACAATATCTAATTGCCCATCTGATGATGAATTAAGATATATTGCTGTATCTCTAAATTGTAATTTTTCTGTGCTACCTACAAGTATGTCATCTGAAAACTCAAAGTAGTCTTCATCTTCCATCCATTTTAAAACACCATCATTTGATTCTCCATCAAAAGTAACTGTTATATCTGTACCCGATGTTGCATCTCCAATAGTTATAGATGTGCCGAGTAACTTAGTAATTGGGCCACCTTCAGCACTTGTCCCATCATGCGTATGCCCACTGCTAGAAGCAAATGCCGCTAGTAGTTGGTCAAACTCTGCATTAAAATGCGATGCCTCAATGGTAGCTCCATCAACAATAGTTGATGAACTCTGTCTTGTGTATGTTGCTCCCATATGTTACCTTCTTCCTCCTGGTGTAAATTCCATTTCAAAACCTTTTAAAGATATTGGACTATTTGTTGTTGCATCTAATATTTTTGTTGCTACTGTAAATCCACTACCTTCAACTGATTGCCTTATTAAACTAGAGCCTGTTGACCCATAAACTGCAGTACCATAAGCAGATTCAGATAAACCATATTCTGCTATATTTCCTGTTCTGCTAAGAGTATAAGCCTCTGGCTGTGGTACAGCGTCATCACTAAAATCATACTCTAATAAAAAACTTGATGATAAAGTCCCAGTGGGATTTACATTCCATAAAACTCTTTGAAAATTTTTTCTAAGTCCAGGGTCTCCCATTGTCATATCGGGTGACCTGTAAATTCCACTTATATTTTTTGTTGTACTAGCTTGTGTAAATACATTACCAGATTCTTGTATGTATACATATCCATCGTATCCACCGCTAATAATTGTTTCTGACCCAGATATAAATGCAGAATCTGAACTCGACACTTTTAAACCTTTTAAATCTGCATACTCAAATCCTAATTGCTCTGTGTTTGGATTTGCTTTGATAACAGCTAATAACCCTGCTGATGAATCTTCTGCTTGAGTAGTCCCAGTGGGAAAGAATATTCTGTATTGCGATTTACTTCTTATTACTAAAGAATTAATGTTATGAGTAGTTATACTATTAATTCTTTGTTGTATTTGTTTTGATACTGTACCTAATTCTACGTCACCAATTCTTTCTGTACCTGCAATAGTTCTAATACCATCTGGTGCTAAAAATATAACATCACCTGCAAGCTCCTGTATACTTCTACCATCTACGCATCCTATTTTTCTAGTTACTGCAGTTACAACAAAATCAGTTCTTGATGTTCCAGATATTTTAAATATTTTATCTTGTCCAAATACAAACAAATCATCACGAAAGACTTTAAGTCCTACTATCTCTGTATCTACTTTTATTGTTCCACCACCATTGCCATTAGTAAAATCATTTGTTTCAAATGGCCCCATAAAACTAAGTTCTTGAATATTAGAACTATGTCCTGCAAAAAATATATGGTTCTTAAATACTTCTACAAATTTAAAATTAGATGTTCCTGTAGCGTTTACTACAGATGTACTAAACGATGTATTTAGTATTTGTGGGTTTGATGTTCCTGTTGCAATAATAATTTTATCAGTACCATCAAAGTTAAACAATCTATGTTCATAGTTTTGTGTAGGTGTTCCTAAACCTGTTATAGTAGATGTCCAACTACCAGAACCAGAGCTACCCCTAACAATACTGCCTCCCCTTGCCGCTAATACTACATCATTAAATATAGCAGTCATTACTACTCGTTCTGATGACGCAGAAACTTGAGGAACAATATTACTATTATACTTTGTAGTTCCTAATACTTTTTTGTATCCGCCTTCAATATCTGGCTCAAAGTTTTGTAGTTGCAATGCTTCTCCTGGAGACATTGAAAATACATCTTTGTTTAATATCAAACCCCCGCCTAAACTTACGACAGCAGGTTGTAATTGCGAAGTATCTGGCATTAGTATGTAAACACAGAACTAGATACAGAACCTCTTGAAGACATTTCAATATTTGTTCTAGTATCTTTCATGTAATCTTGTTTATTTAATGCTTCTACTCTTATTCTTTTTACTCCATCTTCATACTCTGCATTTGCAATATTAGCTGATGGTATGTCTGACCTTAATTTATACGCATAGTATTTTGCCCTATTAACAACAACATCTGAATATATATCTGGTAAATCTAATGTATCTGTTACACTAGATAATTCTGTGTGTGATTTGTAATAATGATAATTTATTTGATATGAATCTCTATCTGGTATTGGAGATATTCCATAGCCTAAGTTATCTTGTGTTCTATACACTGATTGAGGTTTAGCGTAATGGTCACTACTATTTACTTTATCCCTATGAATAATTCCTTGTAAATAATTATCATAACTAATGTATTGTAATTTTGTAGGCACAACATCTTTTTCTGATACACGAACAAAATCTACATCCATGTTTGTTTCTGTAGATGTATTATTTAATGTAACAAATGTAGTCTGTGATGTTGCAGTAAAAGTAGCATCTAGTATAGCACCTTTACCAAAATCAGAAACAGTCAGTGTTGTATTTAAATTTTGTGTACCTTCAGCCGCAGTACCAACTTGTACTTTTAATGCTTGTCCTGTGCTATTAGAATCTAACACTCTTACTTGTATTCTATAAGGTTGATTAACTACTGTTGAAATAGATTGATGAGCGGCAAAATCATTTAATCGTAATCTGCCATTACCTCCACTATTATACGCCGCACTTCCCGAACCTGCTATAGTAGTCCAACTATTTATATTAGATGTAAACTCTCCATTAGTTACAAGTTCTTTTGGTATAATATAAAAAGAATCAAAATCTGCTACTCTAAAAGCAGAAGGAAATGTATACTCTTGTTGGCCAGAGTTTACAGTTTGTGTTGTACTAGTGTATAACCAAGGCCATTCAATTTCTGCTGTGTATAAATCATTAACAGCTTTGTTAACAAAACTTTTTACTGCAGTTTGTATTCCTCTACTAGCACTAAAATTAGAAGAGGTTAACTCTACTTCATTTAGTTCTTGTAAAACACTATTCGTTAATGTTAAGTATGTCTTTGTCCCTGCCATTTAATATTAAAACCTTTAGTTGTTTAATTTGTAATTCTAAATCTGTTATTTTTTGTGAACAGTTACACTGTTTAGGTATAGGTTGTTCATCTATTATATCTTTTACTACTACTTGAGTTTTAGTTAAATTATGTATTGCCATTATATTCCTAATTCTGGTTTTTCAAATCCTTCTATTGGATACGAGTCTACTTCAAAACATATAGAATTAAAATGAGCATCATGGTCTCCTTGACTTCTTGCGTAGCTTTTAAAATCTTCTACATACATCTCAGTAAATGTTAAGCATGTTTCCATATCTGGATATAAATATCCTTGATATTTTACCGATGGCCAATGTGGCATCGAAGTTATTATTATTGCCATGAATACTTTAATCATATGTTTAAATTGTAAAGGGGGCACTAAGGCCCCCTGTAATATTATACAGCCGTATCGTGCTGTGAATCTGTATTTCTGTCAGTTTCGTCAACTCCAGAAACATCGCATAAGATTGCCCAGACTCTAACTTTACCTGCCGCCGCCGCCGCATCTAGAACTTTAATATCAATAGTTCCAGCTACTGCGAATGTTGGTCTTGCAGTTGCAGTCATAACTGAGTATCCAACTTCCTTTGCATCTCCGTCAACGAATACGTCAACGTCTGTTGCAGGGTTACCAGATACTTGAGTCATACCTAAGTCTAAAGTTACACTGTTTGAAAATTGAGTTAAAATTTCCATGCTAGCGTGAAGTACAACAGTTTCTGCAGGAACGTCTAAACATCTAAGGATGTCATTTTGTGCCGCTCCAGAGTCGCCGTTAATTTCTGCTACATTAATAGTGTTTTCTATTAGGTAAGGTCTTCTTACTCTCGATGGGTGACCAGTAGTTCCGCCTGACCCAGTTACATTATAATTAGCCATTTAGTCCTCCTAATCTATTAATAAGTGTTCTGCAACTAGAGCAGTATCTCTCAATACTTTTCTACCAAATACATGCAAACCTCTTACTACATCAGAGAATGAATCAGTGTCTCTAATAACTTCGATTTTTGCAATGTGATTAGCTGTTGCAGTGGAAGACATATGTCCAGATAATACTTTGAAGTAGTTCGAAGTTGAACTAGCCGCAAAGTTATTTGTCATATATAATTCCATGTTCATTACTTTACCACTGTATACTTTACCATTTCTTAATGGTGCCGCATTACCAGTAGTATCGCTCATCAGTTTTGAACTAGCTTGTCCCATTTGTTCATAAAATTCTGGTGAACCTAAAAACCATCTATTTTCTTCTGGTACGTCTTGAAGATTTAATAGTTTTCCGTGTTTAGAAATTATGTCAACTGGGTCTATTTCACTAGAACCAAATCCTGTATCAACTCCAGAACCATCAGACCCTACTACATGGTCTGGTGAGCTACTGCTTGGCCCTGCAAACATTGCCGCAATGACGTTTTGGTCATATGCGTTCTTTAAAGCATATGCTCCAGAAGAAGTTGAAACAGACTCAAAGTTAATATGAGAATGTCTTTCTTCAATGTCGTCTACTTTAAATGCAAATGCGTTTGCTTGGTCTACTGTAAGTTGCAGTTGGTCATCCTGTATATCTTGGATGTTTACTACTGCACCTCTAGTATATGAGCTAACAGAAACTGTTGGTTCCTTGATGATATTTACCGTATCGCCAAAGTTTTCAATTTCGCCTGCGTAGTCAGTGTTTGTAATTGCTTCTGCTACTGATGCTGTTCTGAAAAACTTTTGGACTTTTTGACTATAAATAATCGGGCTAAAGTTACCATTAGGCAAATTATTATAGTTAGCAGTTTTTGTAAATGCCATTTTAGTCTCCTAAAAGTTTGTTGTTAAAACACTCAAGCTAACCTTGTACTACTCTGCCCTCTTTTCGAGCAAGGTCGATTTCTTTTTCATACCTATCAAACTCACTAGGCTTCATCTTTTGTATTTCAGATAACTTCCAAGTTCTCTTTTCTGTTTTCTGGTCGCCAGATTTAGTCTTAGTTACAGCTTTAGCCGCATCATCTTTTTTTGATTTAGGTGCAGATTTCTCTGTCATCCCTCTATCCATTTTGTATAAGTCTATTGCTCGTACAACAAGTTTAGAGTTATCAACATTATCATATAGCCAACTTTGAATTGTACTATCTTGTGTTGATGCCCAATCATGAAAGTCTTGTGACTCTCTTAGTGCAGAAAAATCTGGATGAGCTCTTGCTAATTCTACCTCTGCTTTTTGTCTTAGCACTTCTGCTTGACGTTTTTCAAGTTCGGTAAGTTTAGAGTTGACCTCTTTAGATTTTTCATCTGCTTGTTCATATGCTATCTGTTTAACAGCATCATAAACATCTGGATATTCTTTTCTCCATGCATCTAATTCTTCTTTAGACTTTGGAGGAACATATCTCTTTGATGCGTTTTCTACTTGTTTTTTAAGTTTAAAGATTTCATCCTTATTCTTATTAAGAGTAGAATCGTAATGACGTTTTAAGTCGTCATAGCGTTTCTTATATACTTTGTCTTCAACAGTTACAGTGCGTTCTTCTGGAGTAGCCTCCTCAGAGGTGTCCGTTTTCTCGGTTGCTGTTTCTGTTTGCTCTTCCACTTTATCCATCAAATTTCTATTTGGATTTTGATAAGGTGTTGGAGCAGTATCTTCCTCTACTGATTTTGTTTCTTCAATAGTTTCCGATTGTTTTTCTTCTTCCATTTTATCTCCTATGGGTGCTGTTGGAAGAACAGGTCGCCCTATTCCCAGTGGGAATTATACTTGTGCAGGGGCTGTCTCTTGGACAGGTGGCCTGTTCATCATCATACCTTCTCCTTGTGCCACCATCGGCTCTGGAGTAGGTGCTGATTCTGCCATTGGTTCTCCTGCATCTAGAATGTCTAAAAAGTCATTCACAGCAGGGCCAAAAACTTTTGTTACTACCTCTTTAAATTCTGGTGTAATACTGTTTGCTAATATTTGTTTTTCTTCTGGTTGCAACTGGTCAACTCGTTGCATGAGTATTTGTCTACCTTTTGCAAGTAAATCCTCTTGAGGACTTTTTTCTGGTTGCATAGGTTGTTGTGTGCCTCCCATGTCAGAGACATTTTGTGGAGGAGGAGCCATAACCCCACCTGCCATTTGTTGTTGATTCATCATTTGTTCTGCCATAATAATAACCCCACTAAAAAACAGATAGGCTCTAAAATAATTCTATATACTCTTCCTAGTAAAGAAAATTTAGTTCCGTACATTATATGTTTAATATCTTTTGTTCTCTCTTGTGCAAAGTGTCTGCCTATACTTGTAAGTATATTTGATTTTTGCATACCCTTAACAAAAGGTTTAAATAAAAAGTGATAACCTTTTTGATGTGTCTCTGATAAATATTTTTTTTGAAATAAATACCATAGTTTAATTGTTCTTTGCCAGTCATCTAGTTGTGTTTGCCTATACATTTCTGTGCAAACTATTTTTTCTTTTTTATCTGCACTACCTCCACCAGAACTTCCACCTGCAAAACCGCTACCTGCCGCACCTCCAGACTCTTTTGTTTCTTCTGATTTCTTTTTTATTTCGTAATTTTGTTTATCATTAGAATTATCTGGTGCCGCATTATCTACAGTGTTACCATTACCACCATTATCAACTACATCTCTATTTTCTTTTACTACATTACCAGTGTAGTAATATTTTCCATCTCTTAATTCCATAACATCAGAACTTAGCCCGTAACTTCCTGTTGGCCCGCCTTGAGGTGTGTATAAATTTTTTAAAGAGCCATCTGGATTTGTCATTCTATCTAAAACTGATTGAGGTATAAACCCACTGTTTGCTGTTTCTTGAGCGTTACTTGCACTACCGCCTGCTTGTACTGTATCTGTAATTCCATCTCCATTTGTATCAGCGTGGTATTTACCATCAGATGTATAATGTCCTGCTTCACTGTTTACATACACTTTTTCTTTATTTACATGTGAGCCAGAGGTTCCCATAATAGGTTGTGATTCTGATATTCCTGGGACAATCTTATTATCTTGAATACTAAACTGTTGTAGAGTATCAATAAAAGAAGGAGCAGGAGTTGTGTCTATTGTATCTGTAAGTTTTGCTTTTGCTCTTCTTCTTCTTTCTGCTTCTGCAAATATAATAGGGTCAGTAGTAAAAGCCTTTATTTGAGGGTCAAATATTTCTGTAAATGTTACAGGTTTTCCCTCTTTTTTAACTTTGTCAGCATATTCTGGTAAAATTTTTCCTGTGTTTGGGTCGTACTTACCACTGTTTTCTCTCATCCAACCATTATATAATCTTGTTTCATCTACACTTAATTCTGTACTTGGTGTAAAATCTAATTTAAACGGAAACTTATCTCTTATCTTATCGAGAAAACTGCCTTTTCTAAATGGACTATTAGTGTCTTCTGGGTCTCTACCTATTACTTGTTCTAATGTTAGAACACTTTCTGGTATCTTTAATTCATCTAAAGTGGGTACTCTAGTAGACTCTCTTGTAATATAAGGGTCATCATATGGTCTTGGTACAGTTGTAATAGTAGGCTCTGTAGAAACTAATCCATTTTGTGGTGCGTTATTATCTTTAAAATTTTTTAGCAACTCATTAGCACTTTCAGATTTAAAATTACCTTTATCATCTAAGTAATTACTAGATTCTCCAGATAACATACCTGCATCAATCATTCTTTTAACTAACGCTTTTCTTTCCCTTACCCCTAGAGTTGCATCTAGTGCCTTTGCTCCTAGCTGTAATGGTAAAGGTAATGTAGCTTTTATTGCACTTCCTATTTCCGCCATTAGTCCGGTTTGTTTTTCTGGCTCTGCAATATAATAAGGATTGTTATTTTGCGATAACATAGAGTTTAAAGCTCCTGTATCTATTGCATATTGTAGCACTTGAGAGTCTGACCAGTTGTTAAATCCTCCTGGCAAACTTTGATACTTATCTCTGTAGTTAGGTAAAGAATTTATTACAGTTGATGGAAATACATTATCTCCCACTGTTACAGTTGTTTTTTCTTTGTTAACAAATGTAGGAATATCCATAGGGTCTGGTCTAGGCCCTTGGTCGGGTTGTGTAACAACAGGTTGAGAAACTTCTGGTTCTTCTGGAACTACAGGGTCAACTGGTTGTGTTATAGGTAACGTAGGTACATCTGGAACTACAGGAGAATAATTGGGTCCTGCTCCTATTGGTATAGTTTTAAAAGTTTTACCTTCTGGTGTATACTCGGGAGTTACATCTCTAATGCCAGGAAATACAGGTTCTATATCTTCTGTTACTTTTTGTTTTTCCCATTGTCCTGTTTCATCATTAAATACTAATTTGTAGTATTCAGACTGCATTAAGCCATCGCCACCTAGGGCAGATGCTAATGCTTCAGATGTTTGAGTTGTCTCTACCATTACGATTAAGCTGTTCCCTCAGTGCCAGAATCTGGCGTAGAGAAACTATTTTCCCCTGGTTGCGGAACATTTCCTGTTCCGATATTGCCACCTCCAACGCCTGTTGCGTCTTGTGTATTTGCTCCTGCAGGTACTCCTCCAAAACCTTCCATACTTGGTTGTTGTTGGTCACCACCTTGAGCTTCTCTGCTTCCATTCATACCTCCATACATTTGTGCAAATATTGCCGCTTTCTCTGGGTCATTTACTACTTGGTCTGGGTCTACATCAAGTGACTTAGCAATCTCTCTAATGATACTGTGCCATTTTACAAAAGGTGCTAAGAACTGATTTGATGCTACTTGCATGAATGTCATCAATCGTTGAGAGCGAACTTCTTTCATCATTAAAGAAGAAGTACCTCTTGCTTTTACATCAAGGTCTCCTTCTATCTGTGGCTTGTCTTCGTTAAATTGCATGTTCCATTGAAACATTGCTTGTCCCAGTGGGCGTAATAAATAATCATCAATATTCTTTATTACTGTTTTTACATTTAAAGCCGCCGCTCCCATCAACATTGACATACCTGCCGCCGTTCTCGTTGTTGACATAACTCCTGTTGTGCCATGAGAATACGAAGGTATACCTGTTGATTCATCAGCTAATTGTCTAAACCTGTCGAACATCTGCATGTTCTCTGGTGCTGTGTTTGGAAATCTAAGTCCATGTAGTGCTTGTCCTACTTGTCCACTTTGTCTCCTAAATATTTTTCCGGGAAAGATTGACATGTCCTGTCCAGGAACTAACATTGTCTCATCTACATCAAATACTAGATTACCTGCTAATGCTAAGTTATCTACTGCCATTCTTGCATGACCATTCATAACAGTCTGTGCATCATCCATATTTTCTGGAATACCTACTCCAAAAAATTGATAAGGATTTATTTCATACGGGCATACCATGTAAGGTATTCTATTTGGTGTAAATGGATTTAAAACTAATCTAAGTATATTACCATTTGATACCCAAGCATTTACAGACACTTCATCTAACTCTGTAGTATCTTCATCTGTAATTTCTAAACCTGCTTCTTCTGCAAGTTTTTTATCTATGTTACCCCAGAACTCTAATACTTCAAATCTATTTTTATCAAAGTCTTCTTGGTTCTCTCTATCATACAATGCAGTTTCATAACTTCTTGTTTCATAGTTAGGGCCATGCTCTAGTAAATCTATGATTGCAGATTTTCTAAAGTAAGGTCTGTTTACTAAGTCTCTTACTTGAGACCTATTCATTATATGACGTTGTATTACATAATCAGCATCTTCAATACTAACTGCTTCTGGGTCTGGATAAAAATCCCAACAACTTACAGCTTCTACTCTTGGTACAGATTTATCTTGAGGAGTGTAAACAGATTCTCCTGTATCAAAATCTTTTTGCCATTTGTGTAAAGTCTTATCATAAGTAAAAGGGCCTTTTAGTATTCCTGTACCAAGTAAACACATTTCAAATAAAACATGTCGTAGTACAGTCATTGCATGACTTTCATCTAACTGGTCATGAATACACTTTTCCATCTCTTTTGCAGATTCTTCTGCAGGTTCTATCTGT